ATCTCTAACTGGAACTATATCGTATGACGCTGGCTCAACAGTAATCTCAATAACAGTAGATGAAGCGCCTCGTATATTTTCAACTGACGCAACTGTTAAAGAGTTAATTGTAATTTGACCTGTAGCGTAATTTACAGTTCCTTGAGTATTATTTACATATGTTCTAACGGAACCTACAAAATAATATCTTCTAATATTTCCATCTCCATCATCATCAAGGAAATAAATTTTTTCATCATTTGGTACTTTGAAACCAGATGTTGTGATTACACCACCTGTAGCAGATTTGTGACCAGCATGTGGATTAAAAATACCATTTCTAAAATAAATGTCATATCTTGTTGATGAACTTAAAGTTGGTGTAAATGTTTTTCTAATTAATAAACTTGTTACGTTTGATAATACACTTGTATCTGTGTCATCAATTAAACCTGTAACTTTTGAATGTCTAAACACACCATCAAATTTTTGAAGTGTATTTGTATTATAATTTGAAATCGCTGTAGTAATTTCTGATTTTAATGTTTCAGCAGTTTTTGTTGTTGCTCTTTCATCATACTTCACATTTGAAGTTAAGATAATAGAAGTTGTTTCAGGATCAACAATCTCTGGTCTTACAGAAGCAACATTGTATTGTTGTAATTGTGTTACAATACTTTGTTTTGTTGTATCTGTTAAAGTAGAACCTGATGCTGCTTTAATCGCAATCTTTACTACACCATAAACTGGCGTTTCATCATCTTCTCCTCCCCACGCTGAAACTGATTGTGCGTTTGGATATAATTCTTGTACAAGTGTTTCATAATCACTTGTTGTAACTGCTCTATCTTGTCTTGCATATTGTAAAGGTGCGTTATATCTTATTGACTCTTTTGTTTGAGCCTCTGCGCCACCTTGAGCACTTGAAACTGTTGTAATAGTAACATCTGTAAACCCACCAACATTACCTGAAAGTGTAAATGATGATGCACCATTTGCTTCTGCTTTGTTTGATACAATATATTCTAAAATTACAATGTTACCATCATCTAAAGATTTACCTATAATACCATCACCAAAATAAACTTCAAACTTACCTTCTTCACCTTCTTGTAAAAAATAAACTTTTGAAGTATCATCTAAAGAAGTAAATCCTGTTGCTTGTGTGTAAGTCGCTGTTGTAGTATCACTTGCTGAATTTTGTATTTGAACTTTTAATGTTGATGTATCTGCTCTATTATTAGGTATGATAAATCTTTGATCTGGGTCAGATGTATTTACTGTGTATTTGTAAGTTACTAAAGTACCTTCATAAACTGGTATACTAGAAAAATTATACACACCAGAACTTGGTGTAATTGTATGAGATGCATTTGTTAAAAATTGATAAGTTGTTCCATCTACTGTAGTTGTAAATGTTGTACCTTTCGCCATGGTAATCGAAGTACCACTTGCATTGTTGACTAAAATATCAATTGATGCAGTTGGTGCCTTCGGTGATGTTGGTGTGTAACCTAACATCTTTGCTAATGATACAATATTTTTTCGTATGTCAGCACTGTCTAGGTACATTTCGTTTGCCAACATATTGGCATTGAAACCTAAGTAATGAGTATTGTATGCAAGTAAATCTAAAAGTATAGAAAAACCTGAACCTTCAAAATTATAATCCTGAAACTCCGATTGTGATTGTAAAAATTTTTTTAAATTTGATTTTATTAAATCAAAATCCAATTCTGATACTTCTAATTTATTACTTGCCATCTTATCTTAACCTTTGTAAAAATGTTTCTACAACAACTGGATCTGTAACATTTTTTACATTAAATGTAATTTTAACTTTTAATCTATTTGAATCTGGTTCATCAAACAATTCTATATTTGTAATTGCTGCTCTTGGTTCGTATGCAGTTAAAACTTCTCCAATTTTTCTTTTTAAAAAAATACCTACAATTGGTGAATATGGTTCAAATAATAATTCTCTAATACCACAACCAATTTCAGGATGGAAAGGTCTTTCATAATAATTTGTTTGAACAAGATTTCTAACACTTCTTTTTACTGCGTTTACATCTTCAACTTTTGGTATGTCGTTTGTTACAGTGTTTCTATTAAAGTCTAAATCTAAATCTGAATATATCCTATTTGATCTTTTACTTTTATTATTTTGTGAAGCATCTATAATTGACATAACACTAATATTTATACACGATTATCCAGAAAACACATTAGAACTTCCAGTCGAAGCAGCATTAGGTACCCAACTACCGTGACCACCTGTTGCGTCACCAACTCTATGAATAGCGATACTATTTACTCTTACTGTAGAACTTCCAGCCACCGCAGGATCACCACAACTTGTTGTATCACCAACTCTAATCGAAGCAGCGCTGTTTATTCTAACATTAGGAGAACCACCTGTATATGCTGTTTGATGAAAAGGGTTAGGTGTTGGACTAGCGTGTCCTATGTGAACATCTAAACCTGATCTAACACATGCTGGCATTTATTTTCCTTGTGAGTTGTAAACTTTAAATGATCTTTTACGAGATTTGTTCATAGAACTCATTTTTACTCTTTTACTATTACCTTGTGATGTTCTTTTTGGCATTCTTTCGTGTGCCACATAACTTTTTGCTAATTTTGCCATTATCTACCTATTTTCTTTTTTCTTCCAAGAGGTAATTGAATTGAACTAACAATTTTTTTACCTTTTTTACTAATATATTCAAATCCGATCAATTGATTTTTAAAATTTTCTTGTACTGACTTGATTGCCTTCTTTAAACTTGTATTTTCTTTTTTTTCTTCTTGTCCTTTGTCATTCCAGAACAAAAATTCACGCATTTTTGCCATTTTTTTAAGCTCCATTAAATAAATCTTCGTTATTTGTTAATTTTTCTTCTTTTTCTTCGTGTCTGCAGTTACCACAACACTTAATTTCACCATTGCCATCGTAATCTTTCATACAATCGCCACCACAGTGACAGTCGTGTCCGCAATTTTGACAATATTTCATAATTTTTTCCTTTTTTTACTATATTTATCTTAAAATTTACAAGTGGCTTGAGCCGTGGTTGTTCTATTTTCAATTATATTTTTAATTTTGTCTTCTGTATTGACTTTTTTATCACTTGATTCGTTTTTTTCGCCTGATTCTAACTCAATTTTTGGAAAAATTTTACAATTTTCGAGTTTTTTTACACAACCAGAACAAACCGTGAACAAAAAAAGTAAAAAAGTGAGTAAAATAAGGGGTTTTTTATGCATATTTTTTTGGTTTAACCTATTGACAATCGTATTTATTCCTGATAGATTAGCTAGTATGAACAATAAAGGAGTAAACACTATGAAAAACAATATCGGTGACGAAATGAAAATCTTTAACAATCATTTATTTAGTATGAGTGTTGATGAGTTAAACACTACTAAAGATTTAATTAATGATTTGATTAAAAGTAAAGTTAAATCAATCTTAAAAGTTGGTATGAAAGTAAATGTAGTACAAAAAACTAAAAAGACCCCAGGTGTAATTACTAAAATTATGCAATCAAAATGTTTAGTTGATTTGTCTGGTAGAATTTACAGAGTACCAATGTCAATGTTGGAGGCTGCGTAATGAAAAAAAAGATATACGAATATATGACTTTAGTTTTCGCAATAATAGGTACACTATCAATGGTTGCCGCAGTTGGTGCGATAGAGTCGGATCAATATTTACTAGGTGCATCAGCAGTATGTACTGGTATTGCTAGTTATATTATGACTTTGTTTTCACAAAGTTTATATGCTGAAATAGAAGCTAGAGAAAAATCATCTTGGAATGATTTAAACGATTATTACATAAACGGAGGAAAATAATGTCATTTGGAAAAAATCAAAATATTATGGTAAACAATTTATCAATCGTAAGAAATATAGCATACAAAAAAATTAAAGATATGTCGAAAGATGTAAAAGAAATTGTTGAAGTTGAACAAAACCTTTTAGATAGAATTGATATTAATATGAAAAATGCTATTAATAAAATTATCAACGATTACAAATGTGAAAGATTAACAGGCGTAATTAAAATTAAATAAAGGAGAGGATACATTATGATAAAAGTAGAACAAAAAGCAGAAAACATATATGAAGGTATTTCTAATATGATGTTAGGTGCCAAAAAAGATTATGAACAAATGTCAACTAGTTATGGTAAAAAAGAATTAGAAGGTTATTCTAAAGAACAAGTTGATAATTGGGATAACAAAACAAAAGTAAGTATGGGTAAAAAGTATATTAAGATTGTACAGGGTAATAGTGTATTTGCTTTTGTAATGAGAGAAGACTCTGGTAGATTTAAAAAAGGTGATATACTAAAAGCCGCTGGTTATAATAAACCTGCTTTAAACTCGGCAAGAGGTAATGTACTTGAAGGTAATTATGCCATTCAATGGACAGGACCATTGTATTTAAGATAATGGCAAAGTATCAAGTCATCAAAGACAATAAGGTCTTAAAAGAATTTGACAAGCCTATGGATGCGGCCATATTCGCTACGAATAATGAGTATGGCCCAGGCATGTCAATTGTTACTGACGATAAAGAAGCGTCAGAAACTTGGACACATTTTGAATATAAGGAAAAGTTATAATGGACAAATATCTTAAATGGATAGCGACAGGATTTCTAATGATCGGTGCCGCATTAAATTCACTTAACATTTATCCTTGGGGTC